ACGAGATTCCTCTACGTCTCGTGGGCTCGGAGATGTGTATAAGAGACAGATCTTAGGATGGTTATTTGGAATCAACAGTTCTAATTTTATTGAAACTAAACCATTCTACAAAGAATTAAAGAATATCTATATCGATACTTTAAGAAAAGAATTGAGTCAAACTTTTGATGATGAAAAGAAATTAAGATTATCGAATATGTTATCCATCATTGAAGGCTTAAGTGATGAACAAAATGGTAATGAACTTGTATACGGTGTTGATTCTTACGCTTATATCTTTGAAAGAATGATTAATTCAATCTTCGGAAATAGAGATGCAACCAAATTTAATCCTAGTGCAAATTGGTTTATGAAATCAAATGATTATAAGACCCCATTTCCTAGTAGCGATTTAAGACCAGATACTATTTTGATAAAAGACAATATCGCTTATGTCCTTGATTCAAAATTTTATCGTTTTGGTTATACGGCAAATACTAAGGATTTGCCTGAAACAACATCTATTCAAAAGCAAATTACTTATGGTGATTTCATCAAAAACAATAAAATGGGAGATGAGATACAAAAGATTAGAAATGCTTTTATTATTCCGTATAATAAATCGAATAATAAACTTGGTCTTAATGGAATTATTGAGTACATTGGTTACTCTAAGACTGATTACAGAAAAGGAGCCGAAGATCACGAGATTATTCATGCCTTCCTTATTGACTTAAAATATGTTATTGAGACATGGAATAAACGAAATCATGGCAACGATGTAGCGAGCCTTGTAAAGCAAATCGAGGATATTCAGAAAACAAGAATTAAGCAAGAGCGAGATATCGATTTTGCTAGCAAAACTATACAAATCAAGGACGGTCAAACTTTTGTAGGTGGCATCCTTAGTTCCTTTTATGCAACAATCCATAATTCAAAATTGAAACAAACATTGACCAATCAAGAAATTCTTTATGTCGATGGATATTTTGTCATTAACGATGCTAAGTACATAGATATTGAAGATGGCAAAAAGCATCTAAGTGCATATGCAATGATGCATAGAGATGAGTGTTGCTTGGCTTTTGATGCCATAGAAGAAAGCGACGAAAACCTACCATACGAATCATGCAAAAATTGTGAGAAGAGAAAAAAAGCTAGTCCGAAGAAAATAAAAACGGACGACGAGCATAATCAAAGGATATTCTTAAGAGCACAGGATGCGGATGTAGATAGAGTACTCGAAGATAACAAGGACGCTATTGAACTCAAAAACAAATTATCTGGTTCATTTGCATTCAATCTAAATGCGCTAATGGAAGATGGTGGATTCAGTATCAATCAACTTGCAAAAAGTTCTAAGGTAGATAATGGTAAAATCAGTAAGATTTTGGACGGCTCTGCAATGCCATCATTAATTGATTGCATGAGATTTGTTGCTGCATTTGAATTGCATCCCATTGTAGCCCATCAATTATTGTTAAGTGCAAGCTTTGATTTAAATACATCGAACGAGCAACATCAGTTTTATAATTTTCTTATAAACTATTGCTATGGCGAAGATGTGCATTCTTGGTCTTTAAAGTGTGCCGAAACCAACCATGGAGATTGGATAATTTAAAAAAATAATAAAAATGGTTTGGGAAATTTCCCAAATTTCATAACTGAATAGTCGATAGAAATACGGCCTTATGCCTTATTAGATTTATATCTAGTAGGTATAAGGTCTTTTTTTATGCTCTTTTTTAAAGAAAATAGCTATTTTTGCATCATTTTTAGTTTGGGAAAACTCCCAAAGTTGGAAATAACGCTTTTGTTATAATGGGCTCGTACTTAGGTGCTGTAACGCCTAGTCGGAGATATGAAGGACTTACAGGTCAACGCTACTTCATACCTTAAACAATTTAATATCGCAGTCTAGTAATTTTAGCGGACGAACGCACTGCAAAACGAAATGGAAAAAATCTATTTTAGACATCCATATCTTTTGCCATGCCTTTTGTGCCGCTCTTGATACTTGTTTCATTTCGTCACTTGGATGTCGGAAGGAACACATATGTCAAAGAACGACAATCAAAAACTTCAAGCTAAAGAAGAACAAAACAGCACGCTTTTTAATCCTGATGTGGATTATGAACAACCATCCGATGATAGACCGTATGTTTATTTAGTTGGCGAGACAAAACTTTATGTTGATGAAGAACAGTTTAAGTTCTTACGTGAGGATTATTGGGAAGAAAAGACTGAAAATTGGTTGAAGAGCAGATGTCTAATTCCTGCAGAACGTGGCGAACTAAAAATCTGTCGTGGTAAGTGTGAAGAATGTCCAATGTTTAGAAACGGATGGAATAAACCTACATATGGTGGATTTGAAGAAATGGATGAAGAAGAATATTTAGCATTAAATCCTCAACAATCCATACTTGATAAGCTTATCGAAGAAGAGCGAATTAAGGCAATGTATGATGCAATTGATAATTTAGAAGATCCAATTGACCGCTACATCATGCGTCAATATCTATTAGATAAAAAGGATGCAGAAGTAGCATCTAAAATTGGTAAATCGCGCCAAACAGTCATTACTAGAAGAAACAGATGCATTGAGTATTTGAAAGAAATTTTAAAAAATTACTAAAATCACTTTACACCTGCCTTCTTAATAACTCTCTCCTTATGAAGATGCAACAGACAGTTAGCTCTTCAAGAAAGGACATGAGTTATGGAAATAACTAAAAACAAACCAAAAGGCGATGTTGAAAGAGATCTAATTACTGCAGATGACATTATTACGACTCTACTTGTTATTGGCTCTCTTTCCAAATGCCTAGCTCGAAAACTTATCGTTGAGCAAGAAAAACTGAAGAAGGAGGAAATCAAACGTGGCTTTAAGATTTAATAATTTAGATGATGCAATCGATACTGCTATCAATGCACTTGAGTGGATTCGTGAAAACGCAACCATTCCTGAACGTGATGATTGGGAAGAATACAAAAAAGAAGAACTTGCACGTGATGCGGCTCTAGAAGAAAAAGAAAAGTTAATAACAATTGAAGATGTTAGACCTGTGCTTGCTAATATTTCAAGAAATGGTCATACAGCAGATGTTAAAGAATTGCTTAAAAAGTATGGTGCGAATAAGCTATCCGAAGTTAAATCCGAAGACTTAACGGCTTTGCTAAAAGATGCGGAGGTATTCAAATAATGCCTTCAAATCACGCACTTTTAGGACCAAGTTCAAGTAAAAGGTGGCTTAGTTGTACACCTTCTGCAAGACTTACTGAAAACTATGAAGACAAAGAATCGGTTTTTGCTAAAGAAGGAACTTTAGCTCATAGCTTTGCTGAATATAAGCTTAATAAGGCGATAGGCAAAACAATTACTGAGCCTGAGAAAAACGAGTTCTACTCGACCGAGATTGAAGAATGTACTAATGCATATGTTTCTTACATCATGGAACTATATGAACAAGCAAAAAAGAAATGTAAAGATCCGATTTTACTTGTCGAGCAAGAAGTATCTTTGACTGAATATGTTGAAGGATGCTTTGGAACGTGCGACTGCTTAATTGCCAGTGATGATACTCTTTACATAGTTGATTACAAGCACGGAAGAGGAATTCCTGTGAATGCAGAAAACAACACACAAATGATGATGTATGCATTAGGAGCTTTATTAATATTCGATTTGCTTTACGATATCAAGAAAATTCATATGACCATTTTTCAACCAAGACTTTCAAATATTTCAACATTTGAAACGGAAAAGGAAAAACTACTTGATTGGGCAGAAAATGTTTTGAAACCTAGAGCTTTAATGGCTTATAAAGGTGAGGGCGAGTATCACTGCGGTGAGTGGTGTACTTTTTGCAAAGCTCGCAGTACTTGTAGAGAAAGAGCTAAAAGCAATATGGCACTTGCAAAAGATGAATTTAAAGAACCACCTCTATTAACTGATGAAGAAATTGAAGAGGTTTTATCTAAAATTGATGGACTTTTATCTTGGGCTAATGATGTGAAGGATTATGCATTTCAAGAGGCACTTAATGGCAAGAAATGGACAAATTACAAATTGGTTGAGGGAAGGTCTAATCGTAAGTATTCGAATGAAACCGAAGTTGCAAATATTTTGATTGCCGCAGGGTATGATCCGTATGAAAAGAAACTTGTAACAATTACTGAATTGCAAAAGAGGCTAGGAAAACAAAAGTTTGAAGAGTTAGTTGGTAAATTCATTGTAAAGCCTGAAGGCAAGCCAACACTTGTAGAACGATCAGATAAGCGTGCAGAAATAGAAATTACATCTGCACAGGATGATTTTAAAAATATAGACAAAATGGAGGATTAATAAAATGTCAAATAAAATTCAAAATCAAAGTAAAGTAATCACAGGACCAAATACGGTTTTTAGTTATTTAAATTGTTGGGAGCCTAAAGCATTGACTGAAAATGCTACTCCTAAATATTCAGTATCTCTTATTATCAAAAAAAGTGATATTAGAACAATTGATAAAATTAAAAAAGCAATTGAATACGCATATAAAGAAGGCGAATCAAAGCTTAAAGGAAATGGTAAGTCAGTACCTGCACTTTCTGTACTTAAAACACCTCTTCGTGATGGTGACACAGAAAGACCTGATGATGAGGCTTATAAGGGTTGCTATTTTGTTAATGCAAATTCAACTCAAGCTCCCGGTATTGTAGATGGAAATTGTAATCCAATTTTAGAAAGAAGCGAAATGTACTCAGGAGTTATTGGTAGAGCTAGTATTACATTTTATGCGTTTAATTCCAATGGAAATAAAGGCATTGCATGTTCACTTAATAACCTTCAAAAATTGGCAGATGGTGAGCCTTTAGGTAGTAAGGCATCAGCCGAGAGTGATTTCGGTACAAGTGATGATGAAGACTTCCTTGATTAATAAACTTTTTATCGATATCGAAACATTTTCAAGTATAGATTTAAGCAAGTGTGGCGTTTACAAATATGCAGAGTCGAGTGATTTTGAAATATTGCTCTTTGGATATTCAGTAGATGGTACAGATGTTAAGGTTGTAGATTTAGCGGGTGGAGATCTTATTCCACCTGCTATTCTTGATGCTATAACAAATGACTCAGTTACTAAATATAGTTTTAATGCAATGTTTGAAAGAGTGTGTTTATCAAGATATTTAAATCTACCTAATGGAACTTATCTTAATCCCAATTCTTGGAGATGTCATATGGTGTGGAGTGCCTATTTAGGTTTACCACTATCACTAAAAGATGTCGGTAAAGTGCTTAAACTGAAAGATCAAAAAATGGACGAAGGTAAAGAACTTATAAGATTCTTTTGTACACCTTGCAGTCCGACTAAAAATAATAGTGGCAGAACTAGAAATCTGCCTTGCCATGCTACTTCAAAATGGAGTGTATTTAAAACATATAACAAGCGAGATGTTGAGGCTGAAATAGAAATCCATAACAGGCTTATTAAATATCCAGTCCCTGATTTTGTATGGGATGAATATCACCTAGATCAAGTAATAAATGATAGAGGAATCAACCTTGATATGACACTTGTAAATAATGCCATTTCCATTGATGAAGAAATACGAGATGACCTTCTTAAAGCTATGCAAAGTTTAACTGAACTTGATAATCCGAACTCAGTAATGCAACTTAAAACTTGGTTTTTAAAACTTGGTATCGATGTTGATGACTTAGGGAAGAAGAATGTAGCAAAACTTAAGGGAATTGTAAAAAGTGGTGAAATCGTAGAGGTTTTATCATTAAGACAACAACTGTCAAAATCATCAGTTAAAAAGTATATCGCTATGAAAAATGCAAGATGTAATGATAATCGTGCTCATGGAATGTTTCAATTTTACGGAGCTAATAGGAGTGGAAGATTTAGTGGAAGACTTATACAGTTGCAGAACCTTCCTCAAAACCATTTACCTGATCTTGATAAGGCAAGAGAACTTGTAAAGCAAAGAAACATAGATGCATTAAAAATGCTTTATGAAGATATCCCATCAACATTATCAGAACTTATAAGAACAGCTTTTATACCAAAACAAGGATACAAATTTATAGTATCTGACTTTTCTGCTATTGAAGCTAGAGTTATTGCTTGGTTTTCTAAAAAGCAGTGGCGAATTGATGCCTTTAAAAATGGTGCGGATATCTACTGCCAAAGTGCTAGTGCAATGTTCGGTGTTCAGGTTGTTAAACATGGAACAAATGGACACTTAAGACAAAAGGGTAAAGTGGCAGAACTTGCCTGTGGATACGGCGGAGGTGTTGGTGCATTAACCGCCATGGGCGCTTTAGATATGGGAATTAAAGAAAGTGAACTTCAATCAATTGTTACTGCTTGGCGAAAAGCATCACCACATATCGTTGAGTTTTGGTGGGCGGTAGATAGAGCTAGTAAGAAAGCCATTGAACAAGAGACTGTTACCACTACACATGGACTTATTTTTGAATACAAGAGCGGAATGCTTTTTATTACATTGCCAAGTGGTAGGAAGTTAGCTTATGTAAAGCCAAGAATCGAAACGAACAAATATGGTAGTGAAAGTATTACTTATGAAGGCATTGGTGCTACTAAAAAATGGGAGCGTATTGAAACATATGGACCAAAGCTTGTTGAGAATATTGTTCAAGCAACTGCAAGGGATATCTTGTGTTATGCAATGAAAACCTTAAAAGATTATCGCATTGTTGCACACGTGCATGATGAATTAATTATTGAAGCACCAATGGATGAAACCGTAGAACATATATCGAGTTTGATGTCAAAAAGTCCTGAATGGTGTCAAGATTTGATACTTAACGCAGATGGTTATGAATGCAATTTTTATAAAAAGGATTAGGAGGAAAACTAATGTTTAATATTTATAACTCAAATGTTGTGGGTGTAGCAGCTAATTGCTTATATCCAAATAAAATTGAAATTAAAGATAATGAATCACTTAAAATGGCAGTTTCAAAAGATTATGTTTGTGTTGCTTATAAAAACAATTATCGCAATAATGATAATTTTTTATATTCTGATTGCTTGCCTTTTGATTGTGATAATGATCATTCAGATGAACCTAATGATTGGATTATGCCAAGCGATGTTATTGCAGCTTTTCCTGGTGTTGAAATAGGTATTCATTATAGTAGAAATCATATGAAGGACAAAGGCGGAAAAACGGCAAGACCTAAGTTTCATTGTTTATTTCCTATTAGGCAAATAACCGATGCGGTTGAATACGCAAATTTAAAGAAAAGAGTATCTTCTTTATTTCCTTACTTTGATAAGAACGCTATGGATTCTGCTAGGTTTTTCTTTGGAACTGAAGATGCAAATGTAATGTATGTAAAAGGTGATATTAACCTTACTGACTTTCTAGATGAAGAGGAAGAAGAGTTTGATAAAGATATAAAATCAATAAAACAAGGTTCGAGAAATAATACTATGTCTCGTTTTGCATCAAGAATTCTTAAACGATATGGTGATACAGAAGATGCATATTCCGCTTTTCTAGATGAGGCTAGTAAATGCGTTCCTCCACTTGAAGATAGTGAGCTTAAGCTTATATGGTCTAGTGCTAAAAAATTCTACAAAAAGATATCTTCAAATCCTAGTTATATTCAACCATCAAAATACAATGACTTAAATTCTTATAAGCCATCAGATTATACCGATGTAGGACAAGCTGTTATACTTACTAATTATTTTTCAAATGAATTAAGATACAGTCCCGCAACACATTTCTTATGGTTTAACAGTTGTTATTGGAAAGAATCCGAAGAAGGAGGACAACGAGTAGCACAAGAACTTACGAGACGTCAACTTGCCGAGGCAATAAGTGATATGTTAAAAGCAAAAGAAGAGTTTGAAAAGTTAGGCACTCAAATTGATATCACCCTTAAAGCAGGTAAAAAACTCGAAGAGCAATTATCTCAAGAGCAACTTGCTGCATTAAAAAAATACAGGGATGCTTTGACATATTATCAATTTGTTTTGAAACGTAGAGACTCAAAGTATATTACTGCTGTTCTTAAAGAAGTTAAACCAATGATTGAAATAGATCCTAAAGAACTTAACGGTAATGAATTTTTACTTAATACACCAAGTGGCACATTGGATTTAAGAAAAGGTGTGTCTAGTTTAAGAGAACATGATCCACACGATTATATAACAAAATGTACCACAGTCTCACCAAGTGATAAGGGTAAGGATTTATGGCTTGATTGCTTAAATAAAATATTTGCAAAAGATATCGAACTTATTGATTATGTTCAACAAATTTGTGGCCTTGCAGTTATTGGAAAAGTCTATGTTGAAGCTTTAATAGTTGCATATGGCGATGGTGGTAATGGTAAATCAACGTTTTGGAATTCTATATTCAGGGTTCTTGGAAATTATAGTGGAAAAATATCTGCTGATACTTTAACAGTTGGATGCAAACGTAACATTAAACCTGAAATGGCAGAAATAAATGGTCGCAGATTACTTATTGCTAGTGAATCACAAGAGGGTGCGAGATTAAACGACTCAATTGTCAAACAACTATGTTCCACAGATGAAGTTAATGCCGAAAAGAAGTATAAAGATCCATTCTATTTTACGCCATGTCATACCCTTGTTTTATACACTAACCATTTACCTAGAGTAAGTGGAAATGATGATGGAATTTGGCGAAGACTAATTGTAATTCCTTTTAATAACAAGTTAACAGGCAGTGGTGATATTAAAAATTATGCCGATTACTTATGCGAAAATGCAGGTGAATACATCTTAAGTTGGGTAATCGAAGGTGCAAGAAAAGTAATTAATAATGGTTTTCATATAGAAACGCCAATATGTGTGACTAATGCAATAGGCACTTATCGTGAACAAAATGACTGGTTCCATCATTTCTTAGAGGATTGTTGTGAAATAGGTGATAAATTCACCGAAAGTTCAAACGCTTTATACTCAAACTACAAACGCTATTGTACCGATATGAGCGAATATACAAGAAGTACTACTGACTTTTATAATGCTTTAGAGAAGAACGGATTTACAAGGTTCGAGAAAAATCGTAAAAGATACTTCAAAGGCTTAAAAATTAAAGAAGATGCTTTTAACGATTTTGAAGATTTTTTGAACTAGAAATCACTAAATTACAAGGTCTAACAATGTCTCTATACTAACTTTTATATATGACCAAAAAATTTAGTATATAGAAAAGTTTTATATACGAGGTTGATAGACCTTGTAGTTAGGTTATTTTATGGAAGAAAAAGCAATAGAAAAAAAGTTAATAAAAGCAGTAAAAGCTCGTGGCGGGCTTGCGTTAAAACTTGTATCACCTGGATTTGATGGAGTACCAGACAGAATTATATTATTTGCTCTTGGCAAAATTGCATTTGTTGAGGTAAAAGCTCCAAATAAAAAACCAAGAAAGCTACAACTTTTAAGACATAGGCAGTTAAGGTCGTTAGGCTTTAAAGTTTATGTTTTAGATAATGAAAAAGACATAGGAGGAATCATTGATGAAATACATTCCACATAATTATCAAATTTATGCAACTGAGTTTATAGAAAATCACAACGAATCTGCAATTTTGCTTTCAATGGGGTTAGGCAAAACGATAATAACATTGACTGCAATTAATGATTTATTATTTGATTCCTTTGATGTAAACAAGGTTTTAATAATCGCACCTTTAAGGGTTGCAAAAACGACATGGAAAGATGAAATAGAAAAGTGGGGACATTTAAAACTACTAAAATATTCAATTGTTGTTGGAACTGAACTTGAAAGAATTTCTGCACTCAAAACAAAAGCAGATATTTACATAATTAATCGTGAAAATGTTTCGTGGTTAGTTGAAGAAAGTGGATGTGGTTTTAAATTCGATATGATTGTAGTTGATGAACTTTCATCATTTAAAAATGGTAAATCAAAAAGGTTTCAAAGTCTTATGAAGGTTAGACCACTGGCTAAAAGAATTGTTGGACTTACAGGGACTCCTGCATCAAATGGACTTATGGATCTTTGGAGTGAATATAAGTTACTTGATTATGGAAAAAGACTAGGAAGGTTTATAACTCATTATAGAAATAACTACTTTGCACCTGATAGGCGAAATGGAACAATTATCTATTCGTATAAGCCATTACCTTTTGCAGAAGAAACCATCTACGATAAAATTTCTGACATTACTATTTCAATGACGTCAAATGATTACTTGCAAATGCCTGATTTAATTAAAAATGAAGTAAAGGTTGAAATGTCTGAAGAAGAATTAACCAAATATAAAGCTTTACAAAACGATTTAGTATTGAGTTTAGGTGACGACGATATAAGTGCAAGTAGTGCAGGAGTTTTGTCAAATAAACTATCTCAAATGGCGAATGGTGCAATTTATACAGAAGATCATATTTCACTTAATATACATAATCGCAAACTTGATGCTTTAGAAGATCTAATAGAACAAGCATATGGAAAGCCAGTTCTTGTTGCTTATTGGTTTAAACATGATTTAGAGCGAATTAGCAAAAGACTGAAAGAATTAAATATTCCATTTGAAGAAATTAAAACCGAATCCGCAATCAGAAAATGGAATGAAGGTAAAGTTCAAGTCGGCTTGATTCATCCCGCATCTGCAGGACATGGACTTAATCTTCAAAGTGGTGGTTCAACGCTTATTTGGTTTGGTCTTACTTGGAGTTTGGAACTTTACGAGCAAACAAATGCAAGACTTTATAGGCAAGGTCAAAAAGCAAGCACTGTTGTTATAGAGCATATTATCACTAAAGGAACAATTGATGAAGAAATCATTAAAGCATTAGAAAGAAAAGACTGCGTTCAAGGTGCATTAATAAATGCAGTAAAAGTTAGTTTGAAAGGGAGGTAAGCAAATATGGATAGAATTGAGTTTTTAAGCGGTTATCATAATCTTGAAATTAAAATTCAAAAGAAAAGAGAATACATTGCTTTTTGTGAAGAAAGAAGCTTAGCTATTCCAGGCCCTTCCTATGGCGAAAAGATAGGTTCTAATCCTAATCAAAATACTGATGCACCTTTCGTTAAATGGATTTACAAAAAAATTGAAGCCGAAACAGAACTGAAAGAACTTGAAGTGAAAGCTGCAAAAACAAAACTAGAAATTGAAGAATCCATAGCAAATTTAAAAAATGATGACTTTGAAAGAATACTAACATATCGATACATAGATTGGCTCACGTGGGATGAAATTGGTTCACGTATGTATTTGTCAAGATCAACAATAAAAAGATGGCATAAAGATGCATTAGAGTTAATAAATTGAATATTTTATTGTATAATATAAAAACCGGTGATGATTGAAAATTTACGAATCTGTTTCAATTTAAAATACAGAAATTATTTCATTGTTCTAGTTGTTTTTAATGGCTAGAGCAGAAAAGTCACCGAGAAAGATAAGAAAGGAGCAACACATATGGAAATTTTAAGAAACATATTACTTAAGATTACAGATGTTATAGGTTGCTCCGTAGCTAGTTGATTAATTGGCAAGCTATGTGAGCACCTATGGCAGAAATGACATAAGTAATCACCTTATCGGAGGACTTCGGTCCTCTTTTATTTTAAAATGTTGAACCACTATGAACCGATGTGAACCGTTGAGAACATAAGGAAGTGTGGTATAATTATAATAGGCGAAAGCTATAGAAAACTAGGTCAATAGTGCAACATCTATTGGCCTTTTTTCATGGGCAGAAGGAGGTAGTGATTATGCCAAGCAAACCAAAGAAACCATGTGCCTATCCAGGTTGTCCGAATCTTACGCATGAGACTTATTGTGAGGATCATCAAGCATTAAGGCATAAGCAATACGACAAATATAATCGAGCTCCCAACCACGATAAGAAGTATGGGAACAATTGGCGAAGAATCCGTGCACTTTATGTTAAGCAGCATCCATTGTGCGAGCGTTGTTTGAAAGAAGGAAGAATCACACCTGTTGAAGAGGTTCATCACATCATACCTCTTTCTCGTGGCGGAACTAACCAGTTCTCGAACCTGATGTCGCTTTGTCAAAGCTGTCATACGAAGATTCATTACGAAATTGGTGATAGGAAATAGGGGTAAGGGGGTTTGAATCCCACCAACTAAAAAGTTCAAAACCGAGCCTGGGGTTTCGTGTGTAAAAATTGGAGTTCAAACGGGGTAATAGCCCTGCTTGATTTTTTTTATTTTCTGGAGGTGTAAAGATGGCTAAAGATGGAACAATGCGTGGTGGTGCTAGGCCAAATACAGGTCCGAAGAAGAAAGCATTAGCGGATAAAATTATTGAAGGGAAAGCAAGTGTGGAAAATGGTGCTATTGTTTTACCCGAACCTGTAGAAATTGAAGGTGTCGATATGCCACCGATAAAGGACTTCCTAAAAGCAAAACAAAAGAATGGTAAAGATATGTGTGCTGAGGAAGTTTATAAAAGCACATACCTTTGGCTCAAGAAACGAAGATGTGAAAAACTAGTATCCACACAACTTTTAGAACAATATGCAATGAGCGTTTCTCGCTGGGTACAATGTGAAGAAGCAATTAGCGAATTTGGATTTCTAGCAAAGCATCCTACAACTGGCAATGCAATGCAAAGTCCTTATGTGGCAATGAGTCAAAATTATATGAAACAAGTAAATCAAATATGGTTTCAAATTTATCAAGTGGTCAAGGATAATTGTTCAACCGATATCGGTGGAGCTAATCCTCAAGATGATTTGATGGAAAGATTATTACAAACTAGAAGAAGATAGGTCACCTAAAGGCGGCCTTTTTTTATTGGAGGTCGCAATGTTAAAAGTAATTGAATTATTTGCGGGTATTGGTGCTCAACGAAAAGCACTACAAAAAGCAGAAATAGAACATGAAGTGATTGCTATATCAGAAATCGATAAGTATGCTATTCAATCTTACAATGCAATTCATGGTGAAACACTTAATCTTGGGGATATTACAAAAATAGAAAAAATGCCAAAAGCTGATCTATGGACTTACTCGTTTCCTTGCACTGATATTTCGTTAGCAGGTAGGATGAATGGATTTGAAAAACACAGTGGGACTCACTCATCACTTTTATGGGAGGTTCAAAGATTACTATCCATATCAATTGATGATGAGACACTGCCTAAATATTTATTGATGGAGAATGTTAAAAATCTTATAAGCAAAAAGTTCAAGCCTTTGTTTGATGAGTGGTGTAAATATCTTGAAAGCTTAGGATATAAGAATTTTTATAAAGCATTAAATGCTAAAGACTATGGTGTCCCACAAAATAGAGAACGTGTATTTATGATTTCAATTAGAGATGATAACGCATTGTATCAGTTTCCGAATGGGATTAATTTAGATACAAAATTAGGCGACTATTTAGAAAATGATGTTGATGAAAAATATTATCTTTCAACTAAACTGATTAATTGCTTTACCGATATGAAGAATCGCAATGGAATTCTTAGAGGACTTCAATTTCAACCTAAGTTAATATTTAAAGATGAAATTGCTAGAACAATTACTACAAGAGCAGGCACAAGACCTTGTGATAACTTTATAGTTGAACCTGTTATTTCATTAGATGGAAAAGTGATAGTTCCTCAAGCTACCAAAGATGGCTATGCGATAGCTAATGTAGGCGATGGAATTTATACAAATAGATGCACATTCAAGCGAGGCGTAGTTCAAAAGGATAAAATCCCAACATTAAAAACTAACGTAAATGATATCGCAGTTGTTGTAACTAAAGATTCAGAAAACTACATCCAATGGAAACAAAAAGGATGGTTTGATATCGAATGTAGAGCATACAAAGAAGACAAAATATCTGGTGCATTAAATACACGTGGGCACATTAAAGTCCTTACTAATGATGTAGCAATAAGAAGGCTAACACCGCTTGAGTGCTTTAGGCTCATGGGATTTGACGATGAAGATTATAAAAAGATAAAAGAACTTAAAATTTCTGATACTCAAGCTTATAAAATGGCAGGAAACTCAATTGTGGTTAACTGCCTTACTGAAATATTTAAAAAACTAAAGGAGATAATGTAATATGTTTGAAAAAGTAAATCCAAGTCACCCTGACAAAATTGCGGATAGAATCGCAGGTGCAATAGTCGACCTTGCATATAAACAAGACGATAATCCTAGAATTGCAGTTGAGGTACTAATAGGTCATAGTAAGTGTCATATTATTGCCGAGAGTTCTGTGTATATTGATAAAAATGATATTAAGCTAGCTGTTAAAAGAATTGCAGGAAATGTTGATGTCGACTACGTGGAGGTGCCTCAAGATAAACATTTAGCTAATAATCAAGAAGGACAAATTAGATGTGGTGATAACGGAATCTTCAAAGGAATACCACTTACAAAGGAACAAAAGAAACTATCCAAAATAGCTCAAGAAATCTACAGCAAATATAAGTGTGATGGAAAATACATTTTAAATGGTGATAGATTAATCATTTGTCAAAGTAACGCTACAACTGAAGATTTAAAGAAAGAGTATCCGAATGCAGAGATTAATCCTTTAGGTTATTGGACGGGAGGAACCAATGTTGATACAGGTGCAACAAATAGAAAACTAGGATCTGATATGGCAGATTCTGTTACTGGTGGTGGCCTTCACGGAAAAGACCTATCGAAGGCTGATGTCAGTGTAAATATTTATGCTTTCCTTAAAGCTCAAGCAACAGGAACGGTAGTTGAACTTTGTTGTGCAATTGGTGATGAATATATCGACAATAGACCATATGAAGAAATTGTAAAAATCGCAAGAGAATTCATATTCGATTTAGGTGGCTTTGAGAAATTTGCCGAATGGGGCTTGGTCTAATGGGAGTTCTTAAATATGAATGCACTAAGAATAGATGTAGGAGTACATACGATTTTACATGTGAACTTAACTGATGTTGATTTTACTGATATCAAAGAAATTGTTTTTACAATCAAAAATCCTTCACCTAAAAACTCAAAGCCAATCATTGAGAAAACTTTTACTGAGTCAGGCTTTTATGAAGTGATTATAACACCAGCCGAGAGCTTAAAACTTGTAGAAGGTGCGGAATATGATTTTAATCAAGTGCTTAAAGATGAAACAAGGTACAAGATTAGCGATACAGGAAGAATAATCCTTAGAAAAAGTGTAGGTGACTTTTATGGGTGATAATATAAACGTTTCCAATGTTTCAAAGCAAAGAATAGATATCTCAATTCCGCCTAAAAAAATAGATCCAACAGGTGAAGGATGTACACCAACAATAGAGATTACTCATCTTTGGCATCTAGGCAAAATGAAAGAATTTGAGATAGCTCTTGATACCAAAATTCCAAAGGCACTATCTATTCTTCCACAGGTTAAAGAAGAAAATATTTCAACTGTAGATACAAGAGAAAATGCGAAGATTTATGTTCAAGTAGGAGATACACCATCATATGCAACACTTGAACAGTTAAAAGAACTTAATACAAAAACAGTATTCGTAGATGAGCTATCGGACACAAAAATTCATAAATTAAGCAATGAAGATATTGTAATGCTTAGAAAGGAGTAATAAAAAAATGTCGCAAAAAAGAACACAATATGTAAAAACGACAAATGGTCTTGAAAAGCAACTTATTGCATCATCAGCTGACATTGTAGAAATTAATACGATTGAGGGTTTAGATGCAAAAAATGTTCAAGATGCGCTTGTAAAAATAAAAGACATCGCTGATAACGGTGGTGTTACTGGAGTAAAAGGTAATGGTGAGACAGATTATCGAAAAGGTAATGTAAATATTACACCAACAAACATTGGACTTGGTAATGTTACAAATCATGCACAAGTAAAAAGAACTGAAATGGGTGTTGCCAATGGCGTAGCAACATTAGGAGCAGATGGTAAAGTACCTTCAGGTCAATTGCCTTCTTATGTTGATGATGTTTTGGAATACGATAAAAAGTCTGCGTTCCCTGCAACAGGTGAGACAGGCAAAATCTATGTGACAAAGGATACTAACCTAACTTATAGATGGTCAGGAACGTCATATGTTGAAATCAGTTCTTCGCTTGCCCTTGGAGAGACGTCATCAACGGCTTATGCAGGTGATAAAGGTAAGGCACTAGCTGCAAGAGTCACAGCCGTAGAAGGAAAGGCAAACACCAACGAGTCTAATATCTCAAGCGTAGGAACAAGAGTCACTAATCTTGAAAATGGAACTAAGGCAGCTAGTAAAGCAACCAAACTTGCAACGGCAAGGAAAATCTCAATCTCAGGTGATGCAACAGGAAGTACAGATTTTGATGGAAGTGCAGATAAAACAATTGCTTTGACACTTGCTAATTCAGGAGTTACTGCAGGTACCTATTCGGCAGTTGCAGTTGACACAAAAGGAAGAGTCACGGCAGGCAGCCAGATTGTTGAATGGGGAGCAAAGGGACAAACCGAGCCAAGTGCTAATTTAGCAGTAGGTGGCTTGTTCTTTATGCTTAATGAATAGGTGATTTTATGTCTTGTTATACACCGAAAAGGAAAACTAATAACGGGATCGAGGACGTAAAGCTTCCAATCAATTCTATAAAGGGCCTCGAGGATAGGCTTGCGACAATCGGAGGAAGGAAGCTGTCAATGCCAATCATAAGGCTCGCCAATGTTCTAGACACCAACAACACGATGATCATAGGCCCGAGCAACCCACTGAAGTTCTGCGTCGAGATCATCGATGGATCATTGCAGGTTGGGGATTCTTTGCAGATCTGCGTAAAGCAACTTGTCACATACAGGAAAAGGAACAAGCGAAAGTACCGATTGAGATGCCAGTGGAGTGTTAAGGTCACCGAGCAAGATATAGGCTCGAGATTCCTATACGTAAACGTCATCGAATCGCTGAGCGGAATATCGCAGAGATTGTACAGGACGAATGACTGGGGGAATTCGACCCTATCGCCGCTATACATCCGAATAAGAAGGCCGATTTTCGCTGGAACAAACGAGATAGATGCCTATTTTTCAAATATAGTGACAGTGTGGAAGAAATATTCCTTGGAAACAGGAAAGATACTAATCAAATAAAGAAATTACCGAGTGACGGAATCAACTCTGCAGGGGAAACCCCGCAGCGACAGTAAAACTCGCCAACGGGCGTGTCGGCGCAAACTCTCGGTAATTTTTATTTTTTATGAGGAGGTAAAAATGAAAACAACCAAAGAAATGACGCTTGTTAGCATTGACAGGCTCATACCATATATAAATAACGCAAGGACGCATAGCGAAACTCAGATTAAGAAACTGCGCTCAAGCCTTCGTGAATTTGGTTTTATTAATCCTGTGATTATTGATAAAAATTATAATATCATTGCAGGACATGGTCGAGTTCAAGCAGCAAAAGCAGAAGGAATAAAGGAAGTCCCTTGCGTCCTTGTCGACTATTTGACCGAAGCACAGAAAAAAGCGTACATCATTGCAGATAACAGAATGGCACTCGATGCTGGCTGGGATGAAGAAATATTAAAGGTAGAATTGGAGGCTCTCGAAGGGGAGTCTTTTGATTTGTCCCTTACAGGATTTGATGAGGATGAACTCGCAGACTTGTTCAAGGAAGATAAAGCGGACATTGAAGATGACGATTACGATTTGTCAGCCGCTTTGGAAAAAGCATCATTCGTTGAAAAAGGCGATAGATGGATAGTCGGAAGGCACGTTCTTTATTGTGGGGACGCAACTGATGCAGAAGACGTCAATAAGCTTATGGATGGGAAGAAGGCAAATCTAGTCCTTACTGATCCTCCATATGGTGTGTCTTTTAAATCTTCAAGTGGGCTAACCATCAAAAACGATTCTATCAAAAATGAAGAATTCTATCAGTTCTTACTTGATGCTTTTAATAACATGGTTGCTCATTGTGAAAGTGGTGCAGCAGGGTATGTCTTTCATGCAGATACCGAAGGACTTAACTTTAGGAAAGCATTTATTGATGCAGGTTTCCATTTAGCAGGATGTTGTATATGGGTAAAAGATTCACTTGTATTAGGTAGATCTGATTATCAGTGGCAGCATGAACCTGTACTTTATGGTTTCTTACAGAATGGAAAACATAGATGGTTCTCAGACAGAAAACAAACTACTATTTGGAATTTCAAGAAGTCGAAAAGAAATGAAAATCACCCAACAAGTAAGCCTTTGGATTTGCTTTCTTACCCTTTGCAAAACAGCTCTCAGGAAAACGCAATTGTAATTGATACCTTTGGTGGTTCTGGATCAACTCTAATGGCTTGTGAACTCACTAATCGTATTTGCTACACGATGGAGTTAGATGAGAAATATGCATCGGTAATTCTAAGACGATATGTTGATAATGGCGGTGATCCTGAAGGAGTTTACTGCATTAGAAATGGTGAGAAAATCAACTATCTTGATGTGGTTAAAGAAGTTGAGAAAAAGTCCGATAATTCCTTTGCCAATGACTTGATATAAAACTCCTTTAGAGTGATATATATACTACCTAAAGGAGGTATTAAAAATGAACGAATTTAGAAAGAAATTATATGAAATGTGCGATAAGACCAATACAAGAAAGAGTGGCATCGACTTCCTTGTTAATTACTACATTGAATCATTACACTGGAGTGAAGAAGAGGCTTGCAAATACGCACTTAGCTTATTTAAAAATGGAACTATCCAAAATATTAAGCTGATAGGAAAGGATGGACAAGAACTATGATTGATATTGAAAACTTAAAAAAAGAGTTTCCTGTTGGTAGTCGAGTTGAACTTATCAAGATGGACGATAAACAAGCACCACCAATTGGGACAAGAGGCACGGTAATAGGTGTTGATGATATCGGTTCGATCATGGTTGCTTGGGATAATGGAAGTTCACTAAATGTTGTATATGGGGTTGATAAATGCGAAAAGCTAAATATCGTTAAAACAATATGCTATGGCAAGGAACAAATATGGGATAAAAAAGAAGATGCAATTGAATTTTTTGTTGATTGTATGCTTAATTCTGAAGGTTCAGAAAGAGAAAGATACTGTAACATTTTATCTTTGCTAGAGGCCAATTTGAAAGTATGCAAAGATATGTAGAAATCCAAGTACTTTATATATCATAGATATATAAAAAACATTCAAAAAAAGATACACAATTGACTTGATATAAGTCCTCTTTAGAGTGATATATATACACGAGGAAGGAATACAACTTCCAAGGAGGAACAAGCATGAAAAATACAGAAAACCAAGTTACAAATATGAAAAAACAAACAATCGGAGTCGAGGTTGAGATGAACTCAATTACAAGAAAAAAAGCAGCAATTTTGGTTGGAGAATATTTTGGTACAAGAGCATACGATGCAGCAAGAGAATATGGTTATTTCAGTTGGGCTTGCAAAGACACGAAAGGAAGAACATGGAAATTCCAAAAGGATGTATCAATTGCAGGACCAGACGATGAAAAATGCGAAATGGTAACGCCAATCCTAACCTATGATGACATTGAAGACTTGCAGGAAATTATAAGAATACTTAGAAAAGCGGGTGCGAAAAGCGATGCATCAAGGATGTGTGGAGTTCACATCCATATCGGAGCAAACGGACATACACCACAAACAATGAGAAACCTTACAAACATCATGGCAAGCCACGAAAACTTGCTTGTTGAGGCACTTGACCTTGATAGAGGAAGAATTGATAGATACTGCCGAACAGTTGACGGAAGGTTCTTAAAAGCAGTCAATAAGAAAAAGCCTAAAACAATGAGTGCATTTGCTGATGTCTGGTACGAAAGCCAAAACGAAGGATATGGAAGAACACAACATTATAATGGGAGCAGATACCACATGCTAAACTTTCATGCAACATTTACAAAAGGAACAATTGAATTTAGATTATTCCAATTTGATGCACCGAGTGATGGTAAAGCAAATGGGCTTCATGCAGGACAACTTAAGAGTTACATTCAACTTTGCTTGGCACTAAGCCAAATGGCAAAAGATGCAAAGGCAGCATCAAGCAAACCTCAACAACATGACAATCCAAAATATGCAATGAGAACATGGCTACTTAGACTTGGCTTTATCGGAGATGAATTCAAAACAGCTAGAGAATTCTTAACTAAAAGGTTGTCAGGAGATGCAAGCTTCAGAAGTGGGGTAAGACCTACTTCTATAGCCTAAGGAGGTAATTTATATGAAGAAGACTTACTATTTAGCTTATGGTTCAAACTTAAATGAAAGGCAAATGAAAAGAAGATGCCCTGATGCAACCAAGGTTGGAACATCATTCATTGATGGCTATAGGCTCATGTTTAAAGGAAGTAAAACAGGTGCATACCTTACAATTGAAAAAGCAAAAGGGCATAAGGTTCCAGTTGGCGTGTGGCTTGTGAATGGGCAAGACTTGGCTTCACTTGACGTTTACGAGGGGTATCCTTCCTTTTATTATAGGAAATGGGTAGATGTTTCATTTGAGAATAAAAACGCAACACAGGGCAAAATAAACGCCTTAGTCTACATAATGCATGAGGAAAGGAAGCTTGCTTGCCCCACGAAATTCTATGTTGATACCTGGCTTGAAGGGTATGAAGACTTTGGATTTGACAAAAGATATCTATTGGAAGCACTAAAATTTAGCTTGGAGGTAAAAGATGAAGACAAACGATAATTTTATGAAGACTTGTCCTAAATGTGGCAAGAACTACAAAGCACCATCTGCCATTTCAAGGGTAGATAATAAAACGCCGATTTGCCCAACGTGTGGTACGAGAGAGGCGCTTGAAGGCTTAGGTATTGACAATGACGAGATTGAAAAAATAATCGAAACAATACCAAAGTATGAATAAAAGTAAAGAGAATCAAAGTCGGCTTGAGGGTCGGCTTTTTCTTATTGAGAAGGAGGTGGAAATTTGCGAAAACTTAAAAAGTATGTTCCGACTAAGTTCAAAGCTAAAGACTCCACCTACGATAAAGCTGCTGCAGATTATGCGGTTAACTTTATTGAATGCTTGTGCCATACGAAAGGTACATGGGCAGGTGAGCCATTTGAACTTATAGATTGGCAGGAGCAGATAATCAGGGATCTGTTTGGAACATTGAAACCTAATGGATATAGGCAATTTAATACTGCTTACATCGAGATTCCAAAAAAACAAGGTAAATCGGAACTAGCAGCTGCAGTTGCTTTGCTCTTAACTTGTGGTGATGGTGAAGAAAGAGCTGAAGTTTATGGATGTGCAGCTGATAGGCAACAAGCATCAATCGTATTTGAGGTTGCAGCAGACATGATAAGAATGTGTCCTGCACTTAATAAAAGGTGCAAGATACTATCGGCAACAAAGCGAATTATTTATTTGCCGACGAATAGTTTTTATCAGGTCTTGTCCGCTGAGGCTTATTCCAAACATGGCTTTAACATACACGGAGTTGTATTTGACGAGCTGCATACTCAGCCAAATAGAAAACTTTTTGATGTTATGACCAAAGGTTCTGGTGATGCAAGAATGCAACCTTTATATTTCCTAATCACCACAGCAGGAACTGATACTAAATCTATTTGTTACGAAACTCACCAAAAAGCAAAAGACATTCTTGAAGGAAGAAAACATGATTCTACATTCTACCCAGTCATTTATGGAGCGGAAGTGGATGATGATTGGACGGATCCTAAGGTATGGAAAAAGGCAAATCCATCACTTGGCATAACAGTTGGAATAGACAAGGTAAAGGCGGCTTGTGAAAGTGCAAAACAAAATCCTGCAGAAGAAAATTCATTCAGACAGTTAAGGCTAAATCAATGGGTAAAACAAGCAGTAAGATGGATGCCTATGGAAAAGTGGGACGATTGCAGGTTTGACTTTTATCCTGAAGATTTGAAAGGGAGAGTTTGCTATGGTGGACTAGACCTTTCTTCAACAACGGATATCACTGCATTCGTTTTAGTGTTTCCGCCGACTGAAGAAGATGAGCATTACTACATCCTGCCTTATTTCTGGATACCCGAAGAAAATATGGAAGCAAGAGTCAATAAAGACCATGTTCCTTATGATTTGTGGGAAAGGCAAGGCTTTATTGAAACGACCGAAGGCAATGTTATTCATTATGCCTACATTGAGAGTTTCATAGATGAGCTTGGTAAAAAATACAACATAAAAGAAATTGCTTTTGATAGGTGGGGCGCAACAATGCTTGTTTAAAATCTGGAAGGACTCGGTTTTACAGTCGTTCCCTTTGGTCAGGGATTTAAAGATATGAGCCCACCAACAAAGGAACTTATGAATCTAGTTCTTGGCAAAACTTTAAGGCATAACGGCCATCCAGTGCTTAGATGGATGATGGACAATGTGTGTGTTAGAACAGATCCAGCAGGAAATATAAAGATGGATAAGTCAAAATCCACAGAGAAGATTGATGGTAGCGTGGCAACTGTTATGGCACTTGATAGAGCAATAAGAAATAAAGGAGAGACTTCTGATTCAGTTTATGATTCAAGAGGTCTTTTAATTATTTAGGAGGTCAAAAATGGGACTTATAAACAAATTATTCAAATCACGAGATCACCCCAAGATAGATAACAGAACTGTTGGTGGTTCTTATTCGTTTTATATGGGCGGTTCTTCAGCTGGTAAGAATGTAAATGAAAGAAGTGCAATGCAAATGACTGCAGTTTATTCATGTGTAAGAATTCTTGCAGAAGCTGTTGCAGGATTGCCATTACATCTTTATCGATATAAGGAAGACGGCGGAAAAGAAAGAGCGATAGACAACAATCTTTATCACTTACTGCATGACGAACCAAACAAAGAAATGAGTTCATTCATCTTTAGAGAGACGCTTATGACTCATTTGCTTTTATGGGGGAATGCTTATGCCCAGATAATAAGAAATGGTAAGGGCGAGGTTGTAGCTTTATATCCTTTGATGCCAAATAAGATGCAAGTAGATAGAGACGAAAATGGTGAGCATTATTACATATACACGAGAAGCTCTGACGAAGCAAAGACTATGGAAGGAGTGACAGTGTATTTAACGCCAAGAGACGTCTTACACATTCCAGGACTTGGATTTGATGGGCTAGTAGGGTATTCGCCAATAGCGATGGCCAAAAATGCGATAGGACTGGCAATTGCTACAGAAGAATATGGTGCAAAATTCTTTGCGAATGGTGCTGCACCATCTGGTGTCTTGGAGCATCCAGGGACAATTAAGGATCCATCAAGACTAAGAGAAAACTGGAACTCGACATTCGGTGGCTCTGCTAATTCTGGCAAGGTCGCAGTGCTTGAAGAAGGAATGAAGTATACACCAATTTCCATCTCGCCAGAACAAGCCCAGTTCTTAGAAACACGAAAATTTCAAATTGACGAAATAGCTCGAATTTTTAGGGTTCCACCTCATATGGTGGGTGACCTTGAGAAATCGAGCTTTTCTAATATTGAACAGCAATCACTCGAGTTCGTTAAGTATACCTTAGATCCGTGGGTTATTAGATGGGAACAGTCGTTATCTAGGGCATTACTTAATGAAGATGAAAAACGAAAGTATTTCTTCAAGTTTAATCTTGAAGGTTTGCTTAGGGGTGATTACGAATCTCGTATGAGTGGTTATGCAGTAGCAAGGCAAAATGGCTGGATGTCTGCGAATGATATACGAGAACTTGAAAACATGGATAAGATTCCTGCCGAAGATGGCGGTGACTTATACCTAATCAACGGCAATATGCTACCGCTTAATAAAGCAGGAGCTTATGCAAATATAGAAAAGTAGGATACAGCCGATGAGAAAATTTTGGAAATGGATAAATCAAGTCGAAGCGGAAGAAAGAGTCCTAGAACTTAACGGAACGATAGCGGAAGAATCATGGTTCGATGACGATATTACGCCACGAATGTTCAAAGACGAGCTTTATTCTGGAAGTGGTCCGATTACTGTTTGGATTAATAGTCCTGGTGGTGATTGTATTGCAGCTTCGCAGATTTATTCAATGCTAATGGATTATAAAGGTGAGGTTACAGTTAAAATCGACGGAATTGCTGCTAGTGCTGCAAGCGTAATAGCTATGGCAGGAACTAAGGTCGTCATTGCTCCAACTGCACTTATCATGATTCATAATCCATCAACTAGTGCTAATGGTGACCATAGAGATATGAGTAAAACGATTGATGTACTAAATGAAGTAAAAGAATCGATTATCAATGCCTATGAAATTAAAACAGGACTTTCAAGAACAGTCATAAGTCACATGATGGACGCAGTTACATGGATGAATGCAAACAAAGCTATTGAACTTGGGTTTGCAGATGAAATACTCGAAGACGAAAAGAAAGCAAATTCAAGTAAAAGTTTTGAGTTTCAAGAACATGTGTTTGCAACAAAACTATTTAACAAAATTACAAACAAAGAAGTAGATGCAAAGTCTAAACAAAAAGGCAGAAAAATTGACGAGCTTAAAGCAAAACTTAGTCAAATAAAAAAATTAATTTAATGGAGGATATAAAAATTATGACTATTACTGAATTACGTGAAAAACGTGCCAAAACTTGGAGTGCAATGGAAAACTTCCTTGACTCCCACAGAAACGATCAAGGTGTACTTAGCGAAGAAGATGATGCTATTTATACTAAGATGGAAAAAGAATTTGAATCTTATACTAATGAAATTAAACGTATGGAAAGAAAAGATGCAATTGAAGCTGAACTTAATAAGCCTGTATCGACTCCTTTGACTGCTAAACCTATGGTAGATAAAGATGAAGAAGAAAATGTAGGTAGAAAATCTAAAGCATATAAAAAGTCTTTCTGGAATGCTATGAGAGCAAAGGCAGTAAGACCTGATGTGATGAACGCACTTCAAATTGGTTCTGATACTGAAGGTGGATATCTTGTTCCTGACGAATATGAAAAGACACTTGTTGAAAGCCTAGAAGAAGAAAATCTATTTAGAAAGATTGCAAAAGTAATTACTACATCTTCAGGAGATAGAAAAATTCCTGTTGTCGCAACGAAGGGTACTGCATCATGGGTAGACGAAGAAGGCACTATTAACGAAAGTGATGATGCATTTTCTCAAGTTTCAATTGGTGCATATAAACTTGGTACTTTAATTAAGGTGTCTGAAGAGCTTTTGAATGATTCTGTATTTAACCTTGAGTCTTATATTTCTAAGGAATTTGCAAGACGAATCGGTAATAAAGAGGAAGATGCATTTTTCAATGGTGATGGTGTTGGAAAACCAATTGGTATTTTTAATGCAACAGGTGGTGCGGAGTTAGGTGTAACTGCAGCAAGCTCTACAGCAATTACCGCAGATGAACTTATCGACTTGTTCTATTCACTTAAAGCACCTTATAGAAAGAATGCTGTATGGGTTCTTAATGATGCAACTATTAAAGCAATCAGAAAACTAAAAGACAATAATGGTAATTACTTGTGGCAACCTGCACTTACTGCGAATACTCCTGATACTATCTTGGGTAGACCAGTATTTACATCAAGTTATGTTCCTACCATTGCAGCTGGTGCAAAGACTATTGCATTTGGCGATTTCTCTTATTACTGGGTTGCTGATAGACAATCTCGTAGTTTCAAGCGGCTTAATGAACTCTATGCTGCAACAGGTCAAGTTGGTTTTGTTGCCACTCAAAGAGTAGATGGCAAGCTTATTCTTCCTGAAGCAATCAAGGTTCTTGCTCAAAAGGAATAATAAAAAATAGGAGGTGGCAGATATGATTGCTAATGAATTACTAAAACAGGTGAAAGAAAATTTAATCATAACATTCGACGACGATGACAGTCTTATTCTTAGTTTCATAGCTGCCGCCATTTCTTATGCGGAAAGTTATCAACATATAACTGAAGGTACTTATAGCGTTATGCCTATGTCTGCAGCAACAAAACAGGCGATCATCATGCTTGCTTCACATTTCTATGAATCTCGTGATGGGAGTACTGGTGGTTTCTTCGCAAATACACCAAACGCATCAGAACAAGTATGGAAGACGGTAAATCTATTACTTAGAATGGATCGAAATTGGAAGGTGTGAGTATGGGCTTAGGATTAATGAATAAACCTGCAAAAATATGTGAGAAGACTTTTGTGACCGATTCTGATGGCTTTTCTTCGCAACGTGTGGCGGTTTTGGCAAGCATTCGAGTGTTTGTTGAAGGAAGGCACGGAAGCGAACGTTGGGCGAATTTGGCGGCTTTTAGCGAGGCTACCGAACTCTTTCGTTTTAGGAAAATACCAAATCTAAATATAACGACGAAGCAATATATCATTTTCAATGACGAAGAATACGATATTTTATCTGTCGAAAATGTAAAAGGCAGAAATATGTATATTGAGGTTTTGGCTAAAAAGGCGGTGGCATCAAATGGCTAAATGCACTTGTAATTTGCCAGAAGAACTACTAAAAAAACTATCAAGACTTGGAAACAAAATGGATGAGGTTAGTGAAAAGGTTCTTGAAGTTGGTGGAGAGATTGTTCTCGATAAGGTTAAAAATAATCTGCAAGGTGTATTAAGGGGAAATTCAACAGGCGAGCTTTTAAGCTCTCTTGGCTTAAGTAAGGTGCTTTTAGGTAGAGACGGAAATCACAATATAAAGGTTGGTTTTGCAGAACCAAGAAGGGACGGAAAATCTAATGCTATGATAGCCAATATCATTGAGTATGGAAAGTCAGATCAACCTGCCAAGCCGTTCTTGAAGCCTGCGAAAAGCCAGTCAAAGAAAGCGTGCATAGATAAAATGACACAAAAAATGGAAGAGGAAATAAATAGATTATGAGCGTTTTAGCTGATGTAAAAGAATTACTAGAACCTTTAAGTGTTCCAATAGCAACTGGTGTATATAAAGGAACTGCAACAGATACTTACCTAGTTTTAGTTCCAATGTCAGATACTTTTGAATTGCATGCTGATAATATGCCTAATGCCGAAGTACAAGAATTGAGAGTTTCAATTTATACAAAAGGTAATTACAAAAAAATAACAAATCAAATAGTAAAGAAACTATTAAATGCGGAATTTACAGTAACCGACCGCAGATACATCGGTTACGAAACTGAAACTGACTATTTTCACTATGTAGTTGACATAGCAAAAAATTATGAATTGGAGGAATAAATAAAATGGCAACAATTGGTTTAGACAAACTTGTCTATGCACCTATTACGGAAGACAAAAACGGTAATGAAACATATGGAACACCTGTTCAACTTGCAAAGGCGATTTCAGCTGAATTGTCTATTGAGTTGAATGAGGCCATCCTTTTTGCCGATGATGGACAATCTGAAACGGTAAAGGAATTTAAGAGCGGTACTATTTCACTTGGTGTAGACGATATCGGGAATGAGGCAGCGGTAGCTCTTGTTGGCGCAACGCTAGATAGTAATGGCGTACTTATTTCAGGTGGTGAGGATATCTCCCAATATGTAGCAATAGGATTTAGAGCAAAGAAATCAAATGGAAAATATAAGTATTATTGGCTTTATAGAGTATTATTTGGAATTCCTGCAACTAGTCTTGCTACCAAGGGCGATTCAATCACTTTCTCAACTCCGACTATTGAAGGGGCTATTTATAGACGCAATAAACCTGATGGAAAGAATAAGCATCCATGGAAAGCAGAAGTTACTGAAACACAAGAAAACAGTGAAACAATTAATGCTTGGTACAATAGCGTATATGAGCCTGAATACTAAGGAGGTATATAAAAATGGCAGATGAAAGAAGCTCAGTCATTACGATTGGGGAAAAAGAATATGAATTACTTTTAACAACAAAAGCAACAAAAGAAATTGCTAAAAAGTACGGTGGTCTTTCTAACCTTGGAGATAAACTTGTAAAAAGCGAAAATTACGAAGATGCAATTGGTGAGATTGTTTGGCTTATTGTAACGCTTGCCAATCAACCTATTCTTATTTTCAATTACAAGAACAAAGGAAACGAAAAGCCACTCTTGACTCAAGATGAAGTGGAACTTTTAACAACACCACAGGATATTGCAAACTTTAAAGCTGCGATTACTGAGGCTCTATTGAAAGGGACAAAACGAAATATTGAGAGTGTAGAAGCAAAAAACGCAGTGGGCGAGTAAGTGACGAAGAGTTGTTTACTCGTCTTTTATATTATGGGCTATCGCAATTGCACTTGTCACAAGATGAAGTGTGGATGATGCCCTTTGGACTTTTACTTGACTTGTGGGAATGCCATAAACAGTACAATGGCATATCAAAACCTAAAGTAGAAGTTTTTATTGACGATATTATTCCTGAAGGAATTTAAAAAGAGGAGGTGAACACAAATGGCAGATAGTTTTGGTTTGAAAATTGGGCTCGAAGGTGAAAAGGAATTTAAGTCTGCACTTGCATCAATAAATCAATCTTTCAAAGTATTAGGATCTAAAATGAAACTTGTAGAGAGTCAGTTTGATAAAAACGATAATTCAATGCAGGCATTAACCGCAAGAAATGATGTGTTGCAAAAATCAATTGATGCTCAAAAGCAAAAGATAGAAACCTTGCGTTCAGCCCTTGCTAATGCATCCGAATCATTTGGCGAGAACGATAGAAGAACACAAAATTGGCAAATTCAATTAAATAATGCACAGGCCGAACTAAACAAAATGGAAAAAGAGTTGAATGCTAATACATTAGCTCTTGATAGTACAGGAAAAGAGATGGACGGTGTTGCTAAAAGTGCAGACGATATGGGTGATGATATCGAAGATGCTGGAAAGTCTGCAGAAAAGTCTGAAAGTAAGTTTAGCGGCTTAGGATCAGTCTTAAAGGAAATTGGTGCTGCTATGGTGGCAGTCGGAGTAGCTGCTACTGCAATGGCCGTAAAACTTGGTAAGGAAGTAATCTCTGCTTATGCTGATTATGAGCAACTAGTAGGTGGCGTTAAGACTTTGTTTGGAACTGAAACATCAAGCGTAGAAGAATATGCAAAGTCTGTTGGAAAATCGGTTGATGAAGTACGTGATGAATATAACAGCCTTCTTAACGCACAGCAAAAGGTTATGAATGATGCCGATAATGCTTATAAAACCGCAGGCCTTTCGGCTAACGAATACATGGAAACAGTTACTTCGTTTTCTGCATCCCTTATCGCATCGCTTAATGGAGATACGGAAGCAGCTGCTACTAAAGCTAACCAGGCAATCATAGATATGGCTGATAATGCTAATAAAATGGGTACTGATATGTCTATGATTCAAAGTGCTTATCAAGGGTTTGCTAAACAAAATTACACGATGCTTGACAACCTTAAACTTGGGTATGGTGGTACTAAAACTGAAATGGAGCGTTTGCTTGCAGATGCATCAGAAATATCAGGTGTTGAATTTAGTATTGATTCTTATGCCGATATAGTCGATGCAATCCATATTATTCAAACGCAAATGGGTATCACTGGTACTACGGCAAAAGAAGCAGAATATACGATAACGGGTTCGATTAATTCACTTAAATCGGCATTGCAAAATCTTATAACAGGATTTGGTAATTCTGAAGCGGATATCCAAGGCTTATGTGATAACGTTGTTGATGGCTTTAAGGCAGTAGTAAAAAATATTACGCCAATCATTGGAAATATAATATCGGCTTTGCCAACAGCAGTAGATGCCCTGATTGATGCTGTCGGCGATTTGCTGCCTACATTTCTTACAATGGTTACTAACTTGTTCTCGGAAGTTCTAGAAACATTGCTTAATTTACTACCTAGTCTAGTTCCTGCGGTGATGGATGCGTTGCTTACCATAGTAAATACACTTATAAAGAACTTACCACTAATCATAAATGTGGCTACAAAAATCGTAATAAGTTTAGCTTCAGGTATAGCAAAATCAATGCCAAAACTAATATCAACTATTGTTCAAGCTGTGATAGAGGTATGTGAAACATTAATAGCTAATCTTCCTATGCTCCTTGATACTATTCTTCAAATTGTAGAAGGCTTAGCAAAAGGGATACTTGATGCGATACCAATCATAATTACTGCTTTACCTAAGGTCGTTTTGGCAATTATAAATTTTATAATTGGTGCAATTCCTCAAATTATAGAAACAGGCATCCAACTATTTACTAGTTTGATAGGAGCCTTGCCAGAAATAATAGAGGCGATAATAGAGGCAATTCCTCTTATAATCGATGGAATCATTAATGCTATTGTTGAAAACTTGCCACTCATAATTGATGCAGGCATTAACCTATTTGTAACGCTCATCCAAGCTTTGCCTGAAATAATTGAAATGATACTAACAGCGATACCTAAAATTATTACATCGGTTATAGATGCGCTTATCGATAATATTCCCTTAATTATACAAACGGGAATTGATCTATTTACTTCGCTCATTACAAATCTTCCAATGATTATTATGGAAATAGTAAAAGCTGTGCCACAAATACTTTCTGCCATTATTAATGGATTTAGCAGTGGTTTTTCACAAATGGCTGATGTAGGGAAGAACCTAGTTCGTGGCTTATGGGAAGGCATACAAAGCTTAGCTGGATGGATTTGGGATAAGGTTAGCAACTGGGCAGGAGATTTATGGAGCGGTATTAAAAATTTCTTTGGCATTCACTCTCCATCTAAAAAGATGGCTTGGATCGGCGATATGATGATGGAAGGCTTAGCAAATGGTATTGATGAAACGGCAAATGAAGTACTAAGTTCCGCAAACGGAATGGTCAATAATCTAAATAACGTATTTGATGGTTTATCTGCTGATATGAGTGAAATACCTACCGATTTTAATGTTTCAAGTGATGCTAATTCCATAAATGGTGGTGCAAAGGCAAATCAAGGTGGGTTGGTGCTTCAACTTAGCATTGGCAATTTTAACAACTATTCAAATGAAGATATCACAAGTTTGACTGAGGAAATAATGGAAACTGCAGGTAATTTTGCAAAAAGGAAAGGAGTAGTGTTCGCATGAGTTATTTTGTTTTTAATGGGATTTCTAGTGAGAGTATGGGGATTCGAATTCAATCTAAAAGTGTATATTCTGCACCAAAATATGATCTATCTTTAACCTCTATCCCTGGACGAGATGGTGACCTCATAAGTCCAAATGGAAGATTTAGCAATATAACTATTTCTTACAATTGCTTTTTACCTGCAAAGTCTATTGAAGAATTGGCAGATAAAATTACTAGGGTAAAAAATTGGCTCTATAAAGAACCAGGCAAGTATCACGATTTAACTGATAGCTACGATAAAGAATTCTTAAGAAAAGCCTTGTTTAATAGCAAGCTAGATATTTCTGATGAATGCATGAAGATAGGAGTGTTCACGATTTCCTTTTCATGCAAGCCACTTAGGTATTTGATTTCAGGACTTGTGAAGCAAACATATTCAAGTGCTGTAATTCTTACAAACGAGTTTAGTTTTACTGCTAAGCCTTATATCAAGGTAAATGGCAAAGGGACAGGAACACTAACTATAAATAACAAAATATGGCATTTTGAGACGCTAAACGGCTATATAGAATGTGATTCTGAACTTATGAACTATTATCACGATACAACGCTTAAAAACGACAAAGTAACTGGTGATGGATTTCCTACTTTTGAGTATGGTGAAAATCATATCGAGTTTAGTGGCGGAATAACAAGCGTTGAGATAATTCCAAGGTGGGTGAGCTTATGATTCCGATTTTATATAAAGAAGACGTAATTGATTTTTCTACATTTGGTATAGGCGTACTTGCCGATACTATCTCATGCTTGGTAACTGAAGAACGAAACGGTGCTTATGAATTGACTTTGAAGTACCCTCTTAATGGTTCTTTGTATGGCGAAATAAAAAAGGAACGCATCATAAAGGCAAAACCAAATGATTTATCTGATCCACAGGCATTTAGAATATACAGAATTACTATACCGATTAATGGGATAATTACTATTTATGCCGAACACATTTCCTATGACTTAATCAATATCGGAGTTATTCCATTTTCACTTACTAATGTTGTGCCTCAAGTTGCAATTGATACATTGCTTAAAAAGACAGTTCTTCCAAATAATTTTACTTTTAGAACGGATTACACTGTTGCAAAGGACTTTGAAGTGAAAAAGCCTCAAAGCGTGAGAGCTTGTCTTGGTGGAACTTATGGCAGCCTTCTAAATAAATGGGGTGGTGAGTTTGAATGGGACAATTTCTCGATAATCCATCATAAAGGTAGAGGAAGTAACAAAGGTGTCGTAATTGAGTATGGCAAGAACTTGACGAAGCTTGACCACGATAGTGACATTTCTGAAATCTATACAGATATTTTGCCTTATGCAGTTATTTCAAGTGGCGATGGGAATGATGTCGTTTGCACTCTTAGCGAACAGATTTTGCCGATAACAACTACCTTGACCAAAAGGAAAACTCTTATAAAGGATATGACGGATTCCTTTGATAGCGATGAAGAAATAACCGAAGACAAGCTAAGAGAAAAAGCTCAAAAATATATAAGCGATAATCCTCTTGGTATAGAAAACCCCACAATTACAATTAGCTTTGAACCATTATGGAAACAACCTGAATATTCTACACTTCTAGAACGAGTTTCTCTTTGTGACACTGTAACGGTAAAGCATACAGAAATTGGAGTATCAGTTAAGACAAAAGTAATAAAAACCACTTATGATACTCTGCTTGAAAAATACACGAGCATAACACTTGGAAGTGCAAAATCTAACTTTGTTAAGCAGGTGCAAAACATCGAAAGCAAAATTGAATCGACAAAAATGGAGGTGGATAGATTTCCATCTCTTTTAAATTATGCGATCAATAGCGCTACAAAACTTATAACAGGCAATTCTGGAGGGTATGTTATTTTGCACTCAGCTGCTAAGGACGGTAAGCCTTACGAGTTACTTATCATGGATAAGTCTAATATCAATGATGCTATCAAGGTTTGGAGATGGAATGTTAGTGGACTAGGCTATTCCAAAAACGGATATAACGGTCCTTACGAAACCGCTATTACATCTGACGGACAAATAGTGGCTGATTTCATTACTTCAGGAACACTGGTGGCAAACATTATCAAAGCAGGCACCATCTCTTCAAAAGACGGTAGCTCTTATTGGAATGTTGACACTGGTGAGGTGGTACTAAAAGCCTATGTTACCAATGATGATTTTGATGGCAAGGTGAGCGAAATCGACAAGAGGGATTCGAAGATAGAAGCCAATATCAACGGCATTACGAGCACGGTGTCTTCAATAGGCAAGCGAGTCGATACTGCAGAGGATGATATTTCAAGCCTTGACAGTGACGTTACCACACTTGCTCAGAAAGCTGATGCGATAGAACTTAAGGCAAACACCAACGAGAAGAATATTTCCTCTCTTACGATTACATCTAATAAACTTGCATCAAAGGTTGCGTCCAATGCAAGTGACATCTCTGATTTGGAGCAGACAGCAAATTCAATCAATGCCGCTGTTTCAAAGAAGGCGGATTCAGAGGGAGGAGTTTCCTCGTCATTTGGATATAAGCTCAAATCGACAGGCTTTGAACTTTACTCCAACAATAAAACCGTTATGAAGGTAAACTCCATAGGTCTGGAAGTAAATGGAAAGATCACGTCATCTGAAGGTGAGATCGGCGGCTTGACCATAACAGGGAGCGGTCTTAGTTACTCAGGAAATTGGAATGCCGCCTTCAAAATAGGAGATCTGTCTACCGATCCAAGAATGCCTACATATGCGATATTCTCTAGGACGCAAAGAATCGACGATTGCATCATGGGCTTAAAGAATAATGCCTACGGCGAGAACTTCTGGGTGGAGTTCAGGCCAGAGGGATATTGCACCTATAGATCAAGCGACAGCGAGGATGCGGAATTGACAGGAAAAATCCCTTATGACTCCATGAACAGAATCTGCTGGCTTCATAGCCCGCTTGGCTCATCATACGAAGGAAGCAATGCCACCTGTCCGCAGATAATCGTTTTCAATTACACGGTCGCTAGATCGACGTACTCAACAATCGATCTCGATGTCTATGGCATCAATGAGATTATTGGCGCATCGCTCACAGAAAAGGATACAGCTAGCACAGGTTCCAATAACCAATGGTTCTCGATTGATAAGAAGAAGCTGACCATCCACAACACGACAGGAAATTCAAAGACATACTCAGTGATAGTGATCGCTGTATAGGAGAAACTAATGAAAAAGATAAGAATCAATGAACAAGGCTTTGTTGAGAGCCCTTATATCAACGATGCATCAATCGAAAAAGAGGTTGATGACGAACTATATGAGAAGCTCATGACATGCACCATAGGAATGAACTGGAGACTGATAAATGGTGACTTTGCCATGATTGATATTCTTGAAGATAAGGTCATAAGAGAAAGAAGGCAAATCGAGTGCTTCAATTTCGTGGATAACCGTTCGCAATTATGGTGGAATCATTTATCCAATGAACAAAAAGAAGAACTAAACAAATGGTATGAGGCTTGGCTTAATGCTCCAGAAACAAAGGTCATACCTGAAAAGCCAAGCTGGATAAACTAGGAGGAAATTATGGAAGCAGGACAAATAATTATAACTATTGCATCAGTGATTACTGCACTTGGTGTCATATTTGGCGTGATATTTGCGGTTTATAGATGGTACTTGAAACAAGAAAAACAAGACAAAGATATCAAGGCGATAAAGGAGGAGCAAACCCTTTTGACCTATGGTGTCCTCGCTTGCTTAAAAGGCCTAAAAGAGCAAGGCTGCGATGGACCTGTAACAAGTGCAATAAACCAAATCGAAAAATACATAAATAAACAAGCTCATAAATAAAGGAGGAAATAACTTATGAACGAAATTATTTTAAATATTATATCTGTGGTAGTAACGGCTGTAATTTTGCCACTCATATCATATGCAGGAGCAAGGCTCATTACTTGGCTCGATGCAAAGATTAAAGATGAAAACACAAAGCAACAATTGACTGTTGCAACTGACATCGTAATGAATGCAGTAAGAAGCGTATTTCAAACTTATGTAGAAACACTGAAGAAGAATGGCACATTTGATAAAGAAAGCCAAAAAGTAGCACTTATCAAAGCAAAAGATGATGCACTTGCTCAAATGAGTGGCGAAATTAAATATTACATAACTAAAAATTATGGCGATTTAGAAACGTGGATCACTACTCAAATTGAATCTACTATTAACATTTTAAAGAATAAATAAGCAAAAAGAATTCTGACTTTTCAATTAAATATATTCATTTTTATAC